CCGTCAAGGTCAGGCATGGTCGGACAGTTCCTCATCCGCAGCGTGAGGAATGACAAATAGTCCATCATGCCCTCGAACACGAGACACTTCTCTCTCGGCTCTCCCTGCTGGCGTATATGGCTGATGTCTTTCGGCGCGATGCACCCCTTGAAGAAACGGTTGCGTACTTCAAATCCTCCTGCCACATTCGGGAAGCCGATGGCGAAATAGGGCTTGCCGTTATGGATGAAATGCAGTTCCTTACATTCCAGCCTTGCCAAGTCGGAGTTTATGCCCCTTTCCTGCAAATAACGGAGTAATGCAGGATGGGCAAGTTCTCCCACCTCCAAATGTTGGAAACTCGGTTCGGATGCTTGCTGGCGAAAAGAGAAAGATACGGGACGGATGTGCGGTACCCGCTCCGCTATCTTGTTGAGCAGATAAGGCACATAGTCGGTTGCGTATAGTTCCTCTGCCAATGCGATAATGTTGCCGCCTTTGCCAAGTCCGAAATCGTACCACCTGTTAAGCTCGGTGTTTACCTTGAACGAGGCATCCTTTTCCTCTCTCAACGGTGATTTGTACCAAAGGCTGTTGCCTTGTTGTTTGACGGGCGTGTAACCCAGACTTTGCAGATAGTCTGCAATGCGTATGTTCTTTACTTCCTGTATGTTCATGATTTTCCTATGGTTTGATGATGATTGTAAAACCGATGAATTGATGAATGTGTATGCCAAACTATTGGATAGCAATCTTATACGTTCTCATCATTGTTTCATCAAAGCACTTACCAAAAGAGAAAATCATCATTTGCCTTATAGTGCATGGTCTGCCTGACCCTTTTTCTCTTTTCATCAGTAAGTTGTTTTTGATGAGTGTTTGATGAGAGTACAAACCTTTATCTATCAGTGTAGTTATATACTTATTCATCATTTCATCAAAATAATCAGAGTGCAGCCAATTGTTCTCTTGTTACGGTATAGAACCGTCCGATTCTTCGTATGGGAGAATAGCGACACTCTCGGGTATAGTCCACTTGATAGGTGGTGTAAGTAAGTGTATTCGGTGCAGGGGTAAGTTTCCAACACTCCTGCAATACCTTACGGACTTGGTGTTTCTCCACCTTTACCTGTGAGTGTACCAGCAAAAGAAGAAGGTCGTTGTAACAGAACGAGAAAGTGTCCGTGCCGACACTGTCCATGATGTCAAGGATAAGTTCTTGCATCTCTATCTCCAACCGGTTGCGATTACTGCGGATAATCTTCCGCAAGGCTTCGGTTTGCAACAACGAGGGTGCAAACCACATACGGCTTTCTTTTTCGGTGGATAGCTGTCTGTGTTGCAGAAAATGGAGAAAGGCGGGTATCTCCGCTTTCAACTTTTGTAGGAAGTCAGTGTCATCGGACTGCAAGCGGTCTATCTTGCGCACCCAATAGCGTGTTTCTCCTGCATCTATGATTACAGGCAGGTACTCGTTGTTGGAGCATAGCACGAACTTGGCAAAGAACGCAATCTCGTCACGGTCTTTGCCTTTGGCTTCCACCTTATAGGATAGGGTTGTACTGAGGTTCTTCAACCTCTCGCTGTCCTCCCTGCGGTTGAGCAGCACCTCATCCACCACGATAAGGAGCTTTCCTGCCCAATCGGAATTGAACTGGCTGCGGAAATCTTCGTTGGTATTGAACGTGACATTGTTCTGAAAGAGGGCTTTCAGAAAGTTCAGGAATGTACTCTTGCCTGTGTTGCGTTCTTCAGATACCAGCAGCAGGATGGGCAGTTTCTGTACGGGTTGCAGGTAGAGCAGTTGCAGATAGTCCATCCCCAACTCGTATTGCTCCCCGAAGATGTGCCGTACCAATGATTGGATGTGAGAGAAATCCCCTTCCTTTGGTTGGTGGTCTATCGGTTCATAGAGGTTAAGAAACTTGCCGACTACGGGGCGGTAGCCGATGTGTTCGGGTATGGTGCAGAAACCGTCATACTTGGGAACGCTGCCGATGTAGTCCTTGCCATAGTCTTGGCGCAGGGTCTCGTTGTTCCAAGGGATGCGTTTCTTTACATACCCTCCGTTCAGTCTTGGCTGCTCCACAATCTTGTAGAGCGTTGTTCCCACTCGGATGAACTCTTCTTTTGCCACACTGCCATCTGATGGCGGTTTGTGGCTGTTTTGTTGTTTTTTAGCTGACATAATCAAATGGTTTTAAGATCGGAAAATACCAGCCACAAAAGTATAATCATTTAATGAATAAGTTGTTACGCAAAATATAGCAGAATATAGAAAAAAGCCCCTCGGAACAAAAACTTTCAATGGCTGGGCAATGGAATCGGATTGAAAAGACGAAAAAACTCCCGAAAAGCGAATGGTTGGATAACGCTTTTCGGGAGAAAAAATCAGAGTATCTGTCGTATTGTTGTACTGACTTGCGGATTTAATGACTGCATTACGTCAGTCCCTCATCCCAATCTACGAGAGGTATTTGGTCTTTCCTGCATCGGCACTGCCCAGCGAAAAGAAGATGGCTTGTTTCTCTTTTCGCAAGTATAACCTTTTCAGAACGGCATTGCGCATTTGCATCGCTCCGAATGTACCGATGTGGAAAGCGAGGGCGATTATCGCTTCAAGGTTGTAAAACTCCATACCGCACTTGTCGGATAGGCGTATGGTACGCTTTATCTCGTACTCCCTTAACACGTCACTCTTGCAAAGAGCCCTTATCCCTGCCCGAATGGTCGGGGCGGTGACACCGAACAAATCCAACAACTCGGCTTCGTTCATCCAAACATTGGTTATGTCATTCGGTAAAATTACATTGCCAAACTCGTCTATTCTTATAATGTTTCTTTCCATAGTCCTATGCCATTGTTGTATTTCCAAAAGACTGGTTCAGTTTGTCACCGAACATCGTAAGGTCGTGGTCTATCTTCTGCGTTGTTATCTTCGCATAGAGTTGGGTTGTAACGATGTTCGTATGCCCCAACACACGGCTGACACTTTCAATCGGCATACCTTTACTTAGTGCGAGGGTGGCGAACCCATGCCTTGCACAATGGAATGAGATGTCCTTTGTGATTCCGCACTCTTTTATCATCTTTTTCAATGGCTTGCATATAGACCAATAGTTCAGATTCGGGAAAATAGACTTGTCCGTTTGAAATTCCTCGTAACGCCTGATAATCTGCAAAGGGATGTCAAGCAGTTTCACTTGGAACGGAACTTTGGTCTTGTGCCGTTTGGATAATATCCACTTCTCACCGTTCACCTCCACTATATCATCAGTAGTCAGTTCCTTAACGTCCACGAATGAAAGTGCGGTGAAGCTGGCGAAAACAAAGATGTCACGGATGTAGGAAAGTTTGGCATCCGCAAATTCGTGTGTCATCAATGTTTTCAGTTCTTCTTCCGTCAGATACTCACGTTCCTTGATGTTCGGACTGATATGGAATTGCGCAAACGGATTTCTCGGTATAAGTCCGTTGAAGTGCGCACGCATGACCACACCTTTCAGCCACATGCAGTTAGTCCAGATGCTGCCGTTCTGCAATCCTCTGTCGGTGGAAAGGAAAACGGCAAACTCCTTGATGAAGTCGGGTGTCAGTTCAAGCATAGACAGGTCGCTTCGCTTGTAGTTCGCCTTGATGAATGCCGCCACATGGTTTCTTGCACGAACCCTTGCCATGTAAGTTCCTTTTACACGGTCAGTACCCACACGCTTTTGAAATGTGGCATTGTCCTTGTCAAACGCTCCGAGCAATGTCTCATACTCGCAGCCGATTCCTTGATAGGCATTGCGCACCATTTCCGCCGTAACATACGCTTCACGGTCTGAAATGCGCTGGTAATGCTTGATGATTTGTGCCTTGATGTTATCTAAGGCGTGGTTGATGTCCCTTGCTTCAATGCTCTTGCCTTTGGCTCGGTTGCCTTTCGCATCCCAAAGCGTTTTCGGGATGGTCTGCTTGCAACTGAACTGCGCCACAGAACCGTTGATTGTCACTCGTCCCATGATGGGGACAATACCGTTTCTCTCCTTGCTGCCGTTCACGTAGAACAGCACTTTGAATGTACTTCTTGCCATACTCGTTTTTTGTTTGCAAAGTTAAATATCAACGAGTTAAACCTTGATACGCAAAACGGTGACAAACGGTGCAATAGCGTCCTACATGTGTTAAATCTTACATCTTCTTGGGTAATGATTTGCAAACCGTTCTCCTGCTATATTCTGCTTTTCTTTGCATTTTCCGCTTTTTCGATTTGTTCTCATCTGACACCGTAACGACTTTGATGTTAAGTCATTTAGCGTCATTTCTCCCATTTCCCGAGGTTATTCCAGCATTTATTAGTAAGTTTGTGCAAACAAAAAAAGTAAAACATGTCTCGCATTATAGATGAATTAAAACGTACGGACCACAAGCGTTATCTGGGTGGTCTTGATTTCTTTAAATATATTGGTCCCGGATTACTGGTTACTGTAGGTTTTATTGATCCGGGAAACTGGGCCTCGAATTTTGCAGCCGGTTCCGAATTTGGTTACGCGTTGTTGTGGGTGGTGACCCTGTCTACCATTATGTTGATTGTGTTGC